GAACCCCATAATTCGTCCACATTACATAGCCCTTTATCTATGATTTGCTGAGCCATAGAGGTCGCTAGGACGCCGTTTTCAGTCAAATCCACCCTCTTAGTACCCTCTACATAAGCCTCTAAAATAGCGTGCATTGTCGTCCCTCGAGCTGCTGCCTGATCCTTGATCCGTGTGGCTTCATCCTTGCCTACTCTATCAGCCCACGCTTTTAATGATTCCTTCTTCTCTTCAGACTGTGTAGCTGATAATATCGTCGTAACCGATGGCAGTTTATCCTTAGTACCAACATCATAATGTCTTTTACCATGGATCAGGGATCTGGTTGATTTAGGATAAGTATAAAGTTTATTCCATTTAATTTCTACCATTGATAGTCTCCCACATATCTATAAAATTCATCTCCTCTGTAACATCGATATAAACCTTGTAAAAAAGTTTGTTTATGTACCCATCTATTTTTTTTAACTGACCAAGAGTTAGGACCTCTTCTAATCATTCTTCTAGGTATCCAAAACTCATAGTCTTTTAAAACTAACTCTTCCCCATCTGGTCCAGGCCAAGTTGTTAAGTCCATAAATTTTAAAGGTCTGATTTTAATTTCATTATAACCTACATTAGATCTAAATAAACCATCATTACCTTTTTCTACAATTTCATATTCCAAACGTTCGTGAAAGTGATAGTTATTATAACCACTCTTCCATCTAGAATTATGTCCTCTTAAATCATGTCCATCAGCCATCATAACCTCCATTCATTAGATCTAATTTTAATTCACACCATTTTCCATACAAAGGAGTAACAGACTCTTTTCCATTTACTATATAGTTTGTGACATTAGTTTCACTTAACAATCTTTTAAAATAATCTTCTTCCCATAAGGAACATTTACAATTATCCCAATAATGTTCTTCATTAGTGCATCTTCCTATAGAGCTATATTTATATTTTTCTAATAAATTAATTCTATGTTTTCTTCTATTGTAAGGTACATCTTTCGGTGTTTTATCTTTCATTTTTATAACCAGTTCCTTGGTCCTTGTTTCCCCATCTTTTATTCCATGCCCAAGAGCTAAGCTTGCTGCCTAATCTTTCAATGAATCTTAAAGGTAAATCCTTAGACCGTTTGTAGTAGTATTTAATATCATCAATTAAATCAGGTATGGTTTTAATCATAATCTGCTTCTCCTGACGTTAAATCAATCCAACTATATTTATAACATAACCTAGAAAGTAGATCCCATTTGCCTGTCTCTCTACATTTTTTAGCTATACATTTTATTCTAAATGCTAATGCTGTTTTTCTTTTCATGCTTGTCTCCTTTTGTTAAATAATGTTCTCCAAAACCAAGATCTACATATCGATATCGCTGTAAAGATTACGGCAATATGAAAACTTTCTAAGACTGTTGGATATAAGTCAAAGAATGGAAAGATATAAAGCTGTATAAAAGTAGATAGAATCAATCCACTACCTACATCAATACAAGTCTCAAATAAATTTCGTTTATGCGTCATCGGCTGCCTTTATAATAGCTCTACCTATTTCTTCTGCGATTTGCGGGACGATAGAATTTCCCAATGCTTTAAGTCGGTGTACTCTGCCGGGTACCCCATGAGCCACTCTACCCACGTTGGGTTCAAACTCCCACCACCCTTGACCCACTTGTCCTTGTCGCTCTTCGCTACGGCTTGTGGAAGAAGATGTCTCGTTGAATTGACTACGGCTTTGCCCGAGTCCTTCCAATCTCTCGCTGTCGGTGTTGGCCAATTTCTGTCTGTCGCTACTGACTCCTCCAACTTCGATCCCAATCTTCCCCTTCTCTCTACTCTCTTCTGAATGCTGTCCGATTTCTCTGCCATCGCTGCTGATGCTCTTGGCGTTGGCCACATCCTCTCCTTCACGGCTAGAGATAGAGGCTTGCCCCC